TCCTTTTTTAACATTTATGTATAAAGTAACTCCTAAATTAATAGATGTTGCATTGAATAATCCATTTAGATTAGCACCTTACATGGCTATGGGTATGGTATTGCCACAGTTATTTATGCATATGTTTGATATTGATGATGATGATTATGAGAAGATAAAACAGTTATTACCATCTTATACAAATGACTTTGGAACTTTTCCTATACCTTATAGAGATGATGCAGGCAGAATGCAGTTTCTTGATTTAGGATATATAATGCCACATGGTTTTATAACTCAACTTTTAGAACAAGCTTATAAAGCCAAAAAAACATTATCAGATGAGCCACAAGCAGAAGATTTTGATTTAGGAGAAATTTTAAGAACTTTAGGTTTATTTGGTGGCCCTGCATGGTCATTAGCAGGTTTATTTACTAATACAGATCCATTTTTGAAAAGAAATATAGCAAGAGAAGGTGAGCCTTTATTTATAGAAACTGATAAAGATTTTGATGTTTCGATACCCGGTATATTTAAGAAAGATGGTAAGGTAGTTAGTTATGTTCAATATGCAATGAATCAGTTTTTCTTGCCTTCATTTTTACATACTGAGTATGGCGCAACAAATAGACTAATTAGTGCAGTGCAAGAATCTGGTGAAGTAAATGATAAAAATAGACTTACTATTAATCAAGCACTTTTAAAGTTTATAGGTTTAAACATCTTTGCTATAGATCCTAAGCAAAATGAAATGGCAATAAAAATGCTAGAACGAGAAGTTAATGATTTAAAGTCTGCTAGAAGAAGAATGGCAAGAGATAATAGTTTAAGTGTTCAGGATAGAAATACTAGAAAAAGTTCTTATGATGAAGCGATTTTAGATAGGAGAGAAAAAATATCATTCATGAAATCAAGATTAGAGTTATTTGATGCAGAAGATTCTGATTTAGTGGGTAAAGTAAAAAGCGATAAACAAAGGTCAAAATAAAATGAATATATCTCAAAATGGAATAGATTTAATAAAAGAGTTTGAAGGCTGTCGATTAGAGCCTTATTTGTGTGCAGCTAATGTTTTAACAATAGGATATGGTCATACGAAAGATGTTGTAGAAAATATGAGTATAACTGAGGATACAGCAGAAAGTCTTTTAAAAGATGATTTAAGAGTGTTTGAGGATGATGTTACTAGGTTAGTTGAAGTACCATTATTACAAAATCAATTTGATGCCCTCGTTTCATGGACATTTAATTTAGGTGCTGGCAACCTAAAAACGAGTACAATGTTAAAAGTATTAAATGCTGGCGAATATAAAAATGTTCCAGAGCAAATGAAACGATGGAATAAAGCGAGTGGAAAAGTATTAGAAGGATTGACTCGTAGGAGAGAAGCTGAAGCTTTATTATTTGAGAAAGGAGAAGCCTAATATGCAAAGGTCTACATTTAAAGAAGCATCCTTGATAAGAATAGAAGCACATGAAAAAGAATGCGCTATTCGATATGAATATATTGAAAGAAGATTAGAAGAAGGCGCACAAAGGTTTAAACGACTCGAAGCAATAATTTGGGGTGTATATCCTTTTATTGTGGGTAGTATAATTTTGAGTAAATTTATATGAGCCAAGAAAATATAAAAAAGAAAATAGAATTAGAAGTAGAAGTTGGTACTACACATGTTGAAAGAGGCATTAACCCATATCAAAAATGGATTCATTTAGCTAAAGCAGTAGATGCTTGGCGTATATTTCCTCGTATGTTTTTAAGTGTATATATATTTTTACTTTATTATTCAGTAATGTGGTTTATGGAATTACCAGAACCTAGTTTAGAACAATCTGGTTTAATTTCTATTATTGTTGGTGCAGGAGCAGCTTGGTTTGGTTTATACGCAGGTAGTTCTAGTTCTAGCAAGAACTTTAAAGGTGAAGAATGAAGAAAATATTTCTTACTGAATTTACAAGTGATGGAAAAAGTTATGCAGGGCCAACTATATTGGCTGACAATTTTGCTGATGCTGAAAAAGAAGCAAAAAATTATGATGTAACTGTTGTTGGTTGTTTGGAAACAATAGTTGTTCCAGATAAAGAAGTTACTTCTTTTTATGAAGATGAAGAATGGAACAGGGTTTTACATTAATAGCTGAACTTGGTTTGCCTGTAGCAGGCGGTCTTGTTATGGCTTATTTTATATTTTTAATTATGAAACAATTAATGGATGGCTTAGTAAGCGAAATACAAACAGTACAAGCTATATCTAAAATGCTTATTACCAGAGCAGCAACAATGAATAATGACATGATACGCATTGATACAAGCGTTAGTAGTGCATTAGGTTTATCTCCTGATTTAGAAAGAATAGCTAGAAGTGAAAACTTTGTTGAAGATGGAAAGATAGATGCAAGACGAGATTAATTTACCTCCTATAGGCGATGCAGAAGCAGTTGTAGATGGTTTATTTGGTCTTATATACCTTTACCCATCAGATTATTTAATTGTTTTTGGATCGTTAACTTTGTTTGCAGTTTATGGTTTATCAATTTATGCAGGAATAAAATATATACAAAAGAAGTTTAAGTAATGGATATTGTAAAGTTAGTTTCAGATTTTGGCTTTCCAATAGTTATGGTTGCAGGATTAGGTTACTTTGTTTATTTTGTGTGGCAAACAATTACTAATAAAATAGATCCTGCTGTTCAAGAGATGAAGGTAACTATTATTAGACTTACCGATCAATTACGATTGCTTGATCAAGATATGATAAGGTTACAGCAAAAGGTAAATACAGTATTAGAACTAAAAGAAGAAAATAAACTTAAAGATGAGAATGAAAAGTAATTGGCATTGGTTTTTTGGCATATATGTTTATGTAGCTTTGTTTTTATTGCTTCTTAACGTATACAGTAATGCAGATGAACTACTATTTAAATTTAAAAGTCCTAGCTTTTCAGGTCTTAACACTTCTTCACATTACTTAACAATTGATTCACAAGAAGCAAGCAGAAGGCAAGCATTAAAAGATGAAATACAAGCATATCAAGATGATTTAGAAAGAGATGCTAGTAATACTACACTTGCCAGATTTATCAGAAACTTAGAATCTCGCATATATGCACAGTTATCTAGACAAATGGTAGAGCAACTATTCGGAGAAACACCACAAACATCAGGTAAACTAGAGCTAGAGGGAAATACAATAGAATATAATGTAGAGGAAGATGAACTTATTACACTTACGATTACATCAGAAGATGGTAGCCAAACTACTATATCCGTTCCTATTGGTGATTTTACTTTCTAGTTGTGCATCTAAAAATATGCTCGAAGGTGGCGGTGTACCAAACATTGTTATCAAAAATACATCTATATTAGAGTTGCAATCTGAAGAATTAAAAAATATAAAACCTGTAAAGCAAAAGCCTGTAGTAGCTATTTATCCTAATAGTTTTGTTGATTACACAGGACAGAGGAAAAGTAATGGTCAATTTGCTTTATTTAGCACAGCAATAACACAAGCTCCAGATGCCTTTTTAATTCGCGCATTAAAGCATAGTGGAAATGGTAAGTTTTGGACAGTTGTAGAGCGTGTAGGATTAGATTCTTTGACTAAAGAAAGGCAAATTATAAGGTCAACAAGAGATTCTTTTGAAGAAGATAGCACTGTAAAACCTTTGATATTTGCTGGACTTTTGATGCAAGGAGGTGTATTGAGTTATGATACTAATATATTATCTGGCGGTGCAGGTGCTAGATATTTAGGTATCGGCAGTAGTACACAGTACCGAGAAGATCTAATAACAGTTAGTTTAAGATTAGTTTCTGTATCTACTGGTGAAATACTAATAGAAACTTCTGCACAAAAGAGTCTTTTGAGTGTTGCTATATCACAAGATATTTTTAGATTTTTGGATGAAGGACAAAGATTGATAGAGGTAGAAAATGGTAAAGCTCAAAATGAATCAACAAGTCTAGTATTACAATTAGCAATAGAAGAATGTGTATTAGATATTATAAAACAAGGTATACAAAAAGGATACTGGAAATATGAATAATAATTATAACAAAATGATTTATGGTACTGTAATGCTTGCGTTTTTGTTTGCATATAGTTTGTCTTATTCTGATGATAATGAAATCTATGTAGATCAAGTAGGTGCAACAGCAAATATAGATTTAGAGCAGTTAGGTTCTGGAAACATTATAGGTGGTTTAAACAGTGCACATGGATCTATGAATCCATTTGATTTAGATGGTGCTACGATGACATTAGATGTCAATCAAATTGGAAACAACAACAAAATGCTTGGTGACATTAATGCAGATACGTTTACTGGCATCTTTGACTTTGATGGTGATACTAACTCGTATACTATTCAAGTTGATCCCGGAAACGCTAATTCGGCAGACAACGCAAATGTAAATGTGAACGTGGATGGTAGTACAAATACCATGTCATTAGATTTGGCTACGAATGCTTTATCTAGTGGTGCAGATATAGACACTATAGTTCAAGGTTCAAGCAATACTGTTCATATTGATTTAGATGTAGATTCAGGTACAAATTATATTGATTTGGACGGGGACAGTAACACTGTTGACTATAATGGAGATGGATATGCAGGT